TGCAACGGAGCATGGAGGCGTTCGCGGCGGCCGGCGCGCGGGAGGTCGCCCTGCCGCCGAACGGTCGCATCCAGTTCCCCCGCCTGTCCGCCGGCAGCACCGCTTACTGGGTCGGCGAGGGGGCGGCCATCACCGACAGCACGCCGACCACCGGCACGCTCGAACTGCAAGCCAAAAAGCTCGGCGTCCTGGTTAAATTGAACAACGAACTGCTGCGGTTCGCGTCCGCCAGCGCCGAGGGGCTGGTGCGGTTCGACATGGCCCGCGCCGCCGCGCTGAAGGCCGACCTGGCCATGCTCGAAGGGACCGGCGGCACGCAGATCAAGGGCGTCATCACCTACCCCGGCATCGGCACCCACACCGCCACCACCGTCGGTGCGAACGGCGACACCTTCCAGCCGCAGGACGTGGCCGCGATGGAGGCCAAGTTGCCCGACGCGGTGGACGCGCCGACGGCCTGGCTGATGCGGAAGAGCCTGTTCGCCGCGCTCATGAACCGGCGGGCGGACGCCGTCACCGCCAGCGACGGCCGCGGGTCGTTCCTGTTCCGCGACAACCGCTCGGTCGGCACCAACCGGCCGACCGACCTGTACGGCACCCCGGTCGTGCGGTCGGCGCAGGTAAGCGGCACGCGAACCAAGGGCGGCGGTACCGATCTGACGTACTTGCTGCTGGGGTACTTCCCGGACTGGATCGTCGCCCGCCTGGGGGTGATGGAGTTCCTGGCGTCCGGCCACGGCGACACGGCCATGACGAACGACATGACGTACCTGCGGGGCATCCAGCACATCGACGCCGGCCCCCGCAACCCGGCCAGCTTCGTCCTGTGCGACCAACTGTTGCAAGCGTGACGCAGTAGGCCGAAACAGACTAACCACAGAGACACAGTGACACAGAGAAGACAAGAGAGAAAGATTGATTTCTAACTCTCTTCCTCTCTTGGCTTTGTCTTCTCTGTGTCTCTGTGCCTCTGTGGTTAGCTCTTCTGATTTCAACCCAAACCCCACACGGAGTTCCCCATGTCCACGGTCCTGCATGACGTGCCGTCGAAAGCGTTGTTCCGCACCGGCGTGTCGCCGGCCGAGGTGGACTCGTCGGCGGCCGGCCCGGCGGTCGAGTTCCCGACCGGCGACGGGGCCACGTTCGCCGTCCTGATGCTCGGCACCACCACCGGCGACGCGACGGTCGGGGTGTCGTTCGAGCAGTCCGACGACGGCACCTACTGGGTGGCCGTGCCGAACGCCGGCATCCCCACCCAGTCCGCCCCCGGCGCGGTCGTCGGCGTGTCGTTCACCCGCGACCGCCGGTACGTCCGCTGTCAGTACGCCGTCAGCGGCGAGGAAGGCGCGACGGCCACCGTGGCCGTCCTCCTCGGCGAGCCGGCGAAAATTTGCTGAGTCCCAGGTTCCAAGTTCCAGGTTCCAAGTTTAAAAGCCACGTCCCCGGAACGCGGTTCTCGTCCCGCTCTTCAACGTGTCTGCCTTCCAACTTGGAACCTGGAACTTGGAACCTGGAACTCCTCCTCCGGAGGTTCCCGTGGCCATCGACACCCTGTCCAACGTGAAAGACACCCTCGGCGTCACCGGCACCGACGACGACGCCCTGCTCGCCCGCCTCCAAATGTCGGCCGACAACTACGTCTCCGCCTTCTGCGGGCGGACGTTCCTCGGCGGGACGTTCGTCGAAGACCACCCCGGCGGGGCGATGGTGATCTTCCTCCGCAACTACCCCGTCACCGGCGTGACCGCCGTGAAGGTGGACGCCACCCGCGAGTTCGGCGCGGAGACGGTCATCGACACCGACCGGTACGTCCTGCACCCGGATCGCGGGGTGTTGGAGTGCCTCGACGGGTCGTTCGTGCCGTCCTTGCCCGGCTGGCACATTGGCCCGGAACACTTCCCCGGCGCGGTGCGGGTGACGTACACCACCGCCACGGACGAGGTGCCGGCGACGGTCTGCCAAGCGTACTCGCAACTGATCGGCCACTGGTATCGGCAGACGAAGACGCACGCCGCGACCGGCCAGTTGAACATCGGCCAGGCGGCCGACGGGACCAGTTACCCTTGGGGTCAGTCGACCGGGTTCAAACTGCCGGCCGGCGTGCTGGACTTGTTGAAGCCGTTCCGCGTCCCGGCGATGTAGCCATTCCGGGGCTGTCTTGACGGGCGCGGTCGGTTGCGAGACAGTATCCGACACCTCACACCGGGAAGGAATCCGCATGTTCCTTATCATCTCACTCGCCGCCACGCTCATCCCGCTCACCGCCGAGAAGTTTCCACTGATTAACCGAATCCCGGTCGGCATCCCGAACGTGCGGGATTGCACCGAGGAGATACGCATCTTCGGTGTGACACCTCCGACCCTCCGCACCGCCAGTTGGGTCGCACACCTCGGGTCCGGCGACGAACACCACCTGATCCGCCACGGCAACGACAAAGGAAACATCGAGAAACGGGTGGTACAGCTCTTCAGTGGGACTCACACGCGGATCGACAAAGTCGAACGATCTCTGGGCAAGAAGAAGTGGGCGGACGCGGGACGGCTCGTCACCGCCTACCTCGGCCACCGGTGGACCTGCAGGGGTGAGGTCGTGGACGGCACCGCGTCCGTCCGGGTGACGTACTTCTGCGTGGAGGGGACGGACATCGGGCTGGGGTACGACTCGGCCGGCGGGTTGCTGGTTCGCGTGCGGCAGCGGAGCGAGTGACGTTTCCGGCGACGCTCCCACGCGGACACGATTGAAAGGAATCCGTTGACACATCCCGCCGGATGTTCCACATGGAACTCTTGCGATTTTAGTATACATAACATCGGTTTACGATGTTGCGTTTCGGCAGCCCGGCCACGCGAAGCACTCTCCCGCACGGGCGCGACAAGCGGGTGCCCTTGACAAACGCGCCCGCCCGCCCGTACACTTCCTTCAATCATTGTCAAACGTCCGCCTGAGCCGATCCCGCCGAATCACCCGCCGCATTTGCTGACCGCGCCGGGTTTCGGCCGTCGAATTCCCTCCGCCCCGGTTCAGGCGGATCACACAATCGCGGCTGCCGTCTCGCCCACCCGGCGACCCGCCCCCGGCACCGCGGCACCCCACCAGACCCCGGCACCCTCACAGGCCGCCCGTGACCGTCGCCATCCCGAACCCGCCCGCGCCCGGCCCCGGCCGCGCGTACCTGCTGGACGCCCACGGGATGGTGTTCCAGATGTTCCACGGCATCCCCCCGATGACCGCCCCGGATGGCCGCGCCACCAACGCCGTGTTCGGCGTCACGCGGGCCATTATGGACCTGTACGACAAGGGCGCGGACTACCTCATCGCGACTTTCGATTGCCACGAACCGACCTTCCGCGACGCGCTGTACGAGGACTACAAGGGCCACCGCGACCCGGCCCCGGACGACCTCATCGCCCAGGAGCCGCTCATCAATCAGGTGCTGGACGCGATGCGGATTCCGGTGCTAAAGGTGCCGGGTTTCGAAGCCGACGACGTGATGGCCACCCTCGCCGCCGACGGGTCCGCGCGGGGGCTGGAGGTGTTCCTCTGCACGTCCGACAAGGACTGCCGGCAACTGCTGTCGCCGACGGTGCGGATGCAGAACCTGCGCAAAGGGGCGATCCTCGACGAAGCCGGGCTGATGGCCGATTGGGGCGTGCGGCCGGATCAGGTGGTGGACTTTCAGGCGCTCGTCGGCGACAGCGCGGACAACGTGCCGGGCGTGAAGGGGTGCGGGCCGAAGACCGCCACCGCCTGGCTGAAGGAGTACGACACCCTCGACAACGTGATCGCGAACGCGGACAAGATCGCCAAGCCGAAGTTGCGGGAGTCGTTGAAGGCGGCCATCGCCGACGGCAGTTTGGCGCTGAGTAAGACGCTGGTTACGCTCCGCGCCGACGTGCCGCTGCCGCTCGACTGGGACAACTGGCTTCGCCGCGACTGGGACGGCCAACGGTTGCTGGAACTGTTTCAGGAGTTCGGCTTCCGCGGGTACGCCGAGCGGGTGCGGAAGACTCTCGCCAAGAGCGGGGCGAAACGGAACGCGGAGATGTTGGACGATGCCGGACTGGCGAGCCGCGTCAGTGATGACGCGGGTTCTTCAAGCCCACCCGACCCTTCACAGGGTCGGCTCGCCAAAACCAAGACAACCCCGAAACTGCCCCGACCGGCACAGCCCTCGTTGTTCGATGTCATCGACGGGGATGCGTCGTTCGAGTTCGGGCTGAACGCGCCCGTCGATGACGGCTGGAAGACCGACTACCGGTGCGTCGATACGCCGGAGAAATTCGCCGACTTCCTCGCGGAGTTGAAGGTGCAATCGCGGTTCGCCTTCGACCTGGAAACGACCGCATTGGACCCGCTGCGGTGCGACATCGTCGGCTACGCCTTCTGCTGGCAAG